AGAAGTACAAAACCTAAAGATCGCACTACCACCAGTGCCTAAAGAAGTTAAGCGCTGGGATAATAACAAATGGAACGTAGAAGATCTTCCTAAAGATCTATCAAATATTAAAACTATATTTGATTGGAGAAACTTGCCTGATAACTTTAAAGAACAATGGGTTGATTATATTGAGGGTGAGTTTAAAAAAAGAGAGGAAGGTTTTTGGTTTTACAACAATAGCAAGCCAACGTATATAACAGGTAGTCACTATATGTATCTACAGTGGTCTAAGATCGACGTAGGTAAACCAGATTATAGAGAAGCAAATAGATTATTTTTTATTTTCTGGGAAGCATGTAAAGCTGATAACAGATCTTACGGTATGTGTTACCTTAAGAATCGACGTTCAGGATTTTCGTTTATGGCTTCTAGCGAAACAGTTAGCTCAGCTACAATAACTTCAGACTCTAGATATGGTATATTATCTAAATCTGGTAGTGATGCTAAAAAGATGTTCACTGATAAGGTAGTTCCAATATCAATCAACTACCCTTTCTTCTTCAAACCAATACAAGACGGTATGGATAGGCCAAAGACAGAATTAGCCTATCGTGTACCTGCAAGTAAAATAACTAGGAAAAGAATGTCATCGTCTGAGCAATTAGAAGACATGCAGGGACTTGACACAACAATAGACTGGAAGAACACAGGTGATAACTCGTACGATGGTGAAAAGCTTTCACTGTTAATTCATGACGAGGCCGGTAAGTGGGAAAAGCCAGAAAACATATTGAATAACTGGAGAGTAACAAAAACAACTCTCAGACTTGGTAGCAGAGTAGTAGGTAAGTGTATGATGGGTTCAACTTCGAATTCATTAGATAAAGGAGGATCAAACTTCAAAAAGCTTTACTACGAATCAGACGTTACTAAAAGAAATAAAAATGGACAAACAAGCTCAGGCTTGTATTCTTTGTTTATACCAATGGAGTGGAACTATGAAGGTTTCATGGACGAATACGGAATGCCTGTATTTGATACTCCAGATAAACCAGTTAAAGCGCCAGATGGTGGAGAGATAGAGGTTGGAGTTATTGAGCACTGGGTAAACGAAGCAGATGGTTTAAGAAACGATCCAGATTCATTGAATGAATTTTATCGACAGTTTCCTAGATCAGAAGAGCATGCGTTCAGGGACGAAACAAAGAATAGTATATTTAACTTAACTAAAATATACGAACAGATAGATTACAACGAGGAGATGGCAAAACCTATTAAAGGGAACTTTCAATGGGTTAATGGCGTAAAAGATACAAAAGTATTATTTGTGCCTGATAATAGTGGAGGACGATTTAACGTATCATGGGTTCCAGGTGTTCACCTGCAGAACAAAATGATTACGAAAAATGGTTTGAAATATCCTGGCAACGAACATATAGGAGCCTTTGGATGTGACTCATACGATATATCAGGAACAGTAGATGGTAGAGGTTCTAAAGGTGCGTTACACGGTCTTACTAAGTTTAGTATGGAAGATGCGCCACCAAATACATTTTTTTTAGAATATATAGCTAGACCTCAAACATCAGAAATATTCTTTGAAGATGTGTTAATGGCATTAGTGTTTTATGGCATGCCACTACTAGCAGAGAATAACAAACCAAGATTATTATACTATTTAAAGAGAAGAGGATATAGAGGCTACTCAATGAATAGACCAGATAAAACTTGGAATAAGCTTTCAGTTGCAGAAAAAGAAATTGGTGGTATACCAAACTCTAGTGAAGACATTAAACAAGCTCACGCATCAGCAATTGAAAGTTATATTACTAGCTACGTAGGTTTGCAAGAGAACGGAGACTATGGTAACATAGCTTTTAATAGAACGCTAAACGATTGGGCTAGATTTGATATAAACAAAAGAACGCAGTTTGACGCGACAATAAGCTCAGGACTTGCGATCATGGCTTGCAACAGACATATGTACGAGCCAAAAGCACAAAAGACAACTACAACTTTAAATTTTGGATTTACTAAATACAATAACAAAGGAACACTATCAAAAATAATTGACAAATGATTAAGACTAAAACTAAATCCGTTTTTCCTAGTCAGGCAGTGCCTGATGAAGAGAAGTCAAGCTTAGACTACGGACTTCAGGTTGCTAAAGCAATCGAAGCGGAGTGGTTAAATAGAGATGGTGGTACTTCTAGATATTACGATGCGAAGAATAGGTTTCATGAGCTCAGGTTATATGCTAGGGGCGAACAATCTATTCAAAAATATAAAGATGAATTATCTATAAATGGTGACTTATCTTATTTAAATTTAGACTGGAAACCAGTACCTATTATCCCTAAGTTTGTAGACATTGTAGTAAATGGTATTTCTGAAAGATTGTACAAGATTAAAGCTTTCTCTCAAGATCCAGCATCTGTAAAAGAAAGAACTGACTACGTTGAAGCAATGCTTGAAGACATGAGATTTAAAACATTCAAGCAAACCGTTCAACAAGAAGTAGGTGTAGATACTTTTAATAATGATCCAGAAAAGCTCCCCGAAGACGAGGACGAGCTTTCTGTACATATGCAGCTAGAATACAAGCAAGGTATAGAGATAGCTCAAGAGGAAGCGCTAGACAACATATTTAACTTAAATAAATACAATCTAGTCAAAAAGAGATTAGACTATGACTTGACTGTTCTTGGTATTGCTTGCGTTAAGAATGGATTTAATACCGCAGAAGGAATAACAATTGAATACGTTGATCCTTCTAACATTGTATATTCACACGTTGATTCTCCTTACTTTGATGACATGTATTATGTTGGAGAAGTTAGAAGAATAACTGTAACACAATTGAAAAAACAGTTTCCAAATTTGACACTAGAGCAAATTGAAGAAATTGAAAGTAAATATGAATCTTCTAATAACGATAGATTTAATTATTACCCAGAGCATCGTCAAGATAAAGACTACGTAAATGTTTTGTTTTTTGAATATAAAACATTCAACAGCCAAGTTTACAAAATAAAAGAAACTGCAACTGGAGCTGAGAAAGTAATTCAAAAGGCAGATACATTTAATCCCCCTAAAGATCAAAGATCTAGATTTGATAGAGTTTCAAGATCTATTGAAGTACTATATAGTGGCGCTAAGCTATTAGGCCACGACATAATGCTTGATTGGAAGTTAAATGAAAACATGACTAGACCTAAGTCTGATATTACTAAGGTAGCTATGAGTTATAGCATCGTAGCTCCAAGAATGTACAGAGGTAGACCAGAGTCATTAGTTAGTAGAATGATGACGTTTGCTGATATGATTCAGTTAACGCATTTAAAGCTACAGCAGGTTATGTCTCGAATGGTGCCAGATGGAGTTTATTTAGACGCTGATGGTATTGCTGAGATTGATCTAGGAAACGGAACAAACTACAATCCACAAGAAGCATTAAATATGTACTTCCAAACTGGTAGTATCATTGGTAGATCAATGACCCAAGACGGAGACTTTAATAATGCCCGTATACCTATTCAGGAATTACAAACTAGCGGAGGTAATGCTAAGATCAGCGCGTTGATTAATTCTTACAACTATTATTTACAAATGATAAGAGATGTGACAGGATTAAACGAAGCTAGAGATGGTAGCAAGCCAAATGAGACATCGTTAGTAGGATTGCAAAAGTTAGCTGCTGCAAATTCAAACGTAGCTACAAAGCATATCCAAGATGGTGGCTTGTACTTGACATTAAAAACTGCAGAAGCTTGCTCGCTTAGAATATCTGACGTATTGGAATTTTCAAATTCTCAAAATCAATTTATACAATCTTTAGGTAGATTTAACGTTGGAACACTTACTGAAGTTGCACAGCTACACTTACATGACTTTGGCATATTCTTAGAGATAGAACCAGATGAAGAAGATAGAAGTAGATTAGAGAATAATATACAAATGGCGTTGCAACAGCAAGCAATAAATCTTGAAGACGCTATTGATATTAGAGAGGTTAGAAATACTAAGCTAGCTAATCAAGTACTTAAAGTGCGCAAAATCAAGAAGTTAGCGCTCGACCAGCAGATAAAAGAAAGAAACATTCAAATGCAAGCTCAAGCAAATCAACAGTCTTCAAGAGTAGCAGCAGAAGCAGAAATGCAGAAACAGCAAGCACTAGCATCTACTGAAGTTCAGATTGAAGAAGCAAAAGCTCAGTTTGAAATAATGAAGATGGAAAGACAAGCAGCAATTAAGTTTGATTTGATGGAAAAAGAATTTGCATTAAACATGCAAC